AAGCTCGTCACTCCCCTGCAAGCGATTACATCGCCTGTAGCGGTTAAGTATGTGACGAGAGAGCCGTTTGCGTTTGACAAGCTATCTAACGCCCAGTATCCAGCAATCCTAGTTAGGAGCGCAGGAGAGAATCGGGAAGATAGCAGCCTGGGCGGGTCAATCACTCAGCGCATGGCTACAATAGATTATGAACTGGTTTGTTTTGTAAAAGGGTCTGTAATTGATACAGCCCGAAACAACATTATCGAGGCAGTTGAAGAGGGTTTGGATGTTGATCGGTATCGTGGCGGCAATGCCTTAGATACGCAGATCACAAGCATCGAGATCGACCAAGGTTCTATTGACCCTGTAGGTGGGGTCATTATTACAGTACGCGTTTTGTATCAGTACACTCGCGGCACAACTTAAATTTAATTAGAGGTATAAATCATGGCGACTAAAACAGGCGCATCTGGAGTAGTAAAAGTACAAGTCTCAGGCACGACTGTTGCCGTGGTTGGCGAGGTACGATCTTTCACCTTTGATGGTTCAGCAGACACTATCGAAGATTCAGTAATGGGCGATACTGCCCGAACCTACAAGCAGGGTCTAGCAACTAACACTGTATCTATCGAGTGTTACTGGGACGAGGCTGATGCACAGCAACTAATCCTAGACGAACGTGCTGATATTGACTTTGAAATCTATCCTACTGGAACAGGCTCTGGCGAGACTTTCTTTAGTGGCGGTGGAATCGTTACTGCACGATCTATTACAGGCGCATTTGATGGCATGGTTGAAGCCAGCTTTACCATCCAGTGCAGCGGAGCAGTTACTGAAGCACAAGTTTAATTAAGGGGATAAACCATGGGATTAGCTAAAGAACTACGCAACAGAAGGGAAGTTAAGGCGCGGGAGGTATCCGTGCCTGCCTGGGGTGATGATTCGGGAGCGTTTAAGTTATACAGCAGGGCTATTACCTGTTATGACCTAGACCAACTCCAGAAGAAGCACCCTAACTTCCTGAACAACACTACCATCGGTGCTATGGTAGATTTGATCTGCATGAAGGCAGAGGATGAGAGTGGCAATAAACTTTTTTCATCTGCTGAAGATCGCATGGATTTGATGGGCGAGGAAACTAATGTTATTAGTGAAATCGCCAATCAGATGTTTGCAGAGATCGAGTCTGTCGAGGCACTTGAGGGAAACTGAGAGCCGATCAATCGAGGATGAATCTATTATCTTTGGCGGATCGGCTTCACATAACAATAGCAGAGGCAGAGCAAATGCCTGTCAACCACTTTAACGAGTGGCTGGCCTATTTCCAGATAATGAGTGAGAGCAATGGCTGAAAACGTCAAGATTACGATAAGCGCAATTGATAAGACTAAAAAAGCCTTTGGTGGCGTAACGTCTGGTCTTAGGGCAGTATCAAAAGCCGCCTTCTCAATGAAAGGTGCGCTGATTGCTGCTGCTGGCCCTGCCGCTATTGGCTTTTTAATTAAACAATCGTTAACTGCAACAGACTCCCTAAAAAAGACTGCTGACAAGATCGGCACATCTACCGAAGCGTTGAGTAAATTTCAATTTGCTGCACAACTAACAGGCGTTAGCGTTGAGACTGTCAATATGGCGGCTCAAAGATTTACTCGCAGACTTGCAGAGGCAGCAAAAGGAACTGGCGAGGCAAAAAGTGCCTTGCGAGAATTAAATATTAATGCAGACGAATTAAAGAAAAAATCACTTGATGACCAGATGCTCGCTCTTGCTGATGCCTTTGGTAACGTGCAAACGTCAGCAGATAAAGTCAGGCTTGCCATGAAGCTGTTTGACTCTGAGGGTGTATCTTTAGTTAATACTCTTGCAGAAGGTAGAGATGGTCTTAAAGCAATGTTTGCAGAAGCTGAGACACTTGGCGTAGTAATGTCAGGTAGAGCAGCGCAGGGCGTAGAAGATGCCAACGATGCATTGACCAAGTTGTTTGCTCTTTTTAAGGGAATTAGAGATCAAATTACCGCTGCCCTAGCGCCAGTGATTGAATATTTAGCAGACCTAATGAAAAACAAATTACTGCTGGCTATTGAAGCGGCAAGCGGGTCAGTTGAAAAGTTTGCTAATGAGACTATAAAACAAATTGTTATTGGCTTTGGCAATATGATTGTGGGCATAGGCCATGGCGTGTCTGCATTTATAGAATTTGCAAATGCTGTTAGAAACACATATCACCAAGTAAAGCAGTTTTTTGACGAAGGGCATATTTTTGTCGAAAATACTTTCGGGCAAGAGTCAGCAGATAAGATCAAAGCGGCTGGTCGGGCAATCATTAGTTTTGGTGAGAGCAGCGCGTTCGCTTTTGGTCAGATAAAACAAAACAATGATGAGTTAGAAAAAACCCCGACAATATTTAACAAGTGGGGCGATGCAATTAAAGATGTTTCTGAGTCTATGCCTAGCTTGCGAGAGCATATGGTTACAGTAGGAAAGACAATAGAATCGTCGTTTACCGATGGTTTGACTAAAGCTATTACTGGCGCAAAATCATTTGGCGATGCCATGAAAGATATGGCAAGAACAGTCATTGATTCATTGGTGAAGATGATGGTTCAGTATCATATTGTCCAACCAATATTAGGTGCGCTTGGCGGTGCACTTGGAATACCGACTACACAAGTTACGAAGCAATCAGCAATAGGTGGATCGCAAAATAGAGGACAAGCAACGTGGGTTGGCGAACGTGGCCCAGAATTATTTGTTCCAAATCAAAACGGATCAATTATACCAAATAACAACTTAGGTGGCGGTGGCGGTGGCGTAGTGGTAAACCAGACCATTAATGTGACCACTGGCGTACAGCAGACAGTAAGAGCAGAAATTGCTACACTTATGCCACAGATTGCCAATGCCGCTAAGGGCGCAGTTGCAGACGCTAGAATGCGCGGTGGTGGTTATTCCAAAGCATTAGTAGGAGCATAAAATGCCATTAGCATTTCCATCAGTCGGTATTCAGTCGATCAATATGCGATTACGCAGAACTGTTGCTGTATCTGAATCACCATTTACCTATAGCCAGCAGGTCTATGAGCATCAAGGTGCCAGGTGGGAAGCAGAGATCGCCCTGCCGCCTTTAACCCATGCAGAGGCACGATCAGTCGAGGCGTTTATTGTTGGCTTAAAAGGGCGTTCTGGTACGTTTACATTCGGCCACCCATTGCATACAAGTACGGCAACCAGTACCACTTCTGGTACAACATCAGCAAGGGCAGAAGAATTGACTACCGATTCTGGTTCTACTGCGGTTACTGCGGGTACTTACTTCCAGCTAGGCAGCTACCTTTACATGGTTACAGAGGATAAATCCTCTGGAGCAGGTACGTTAAAATTCCAGCCACCCCTGAGAGGCGATATAGCATCAGGCACAGCACTGGACTTTACATTACCAAAGAGCCTGTGGCGCATGGCATCTAATGATATTGGCTGGTCAACTGATACCGCATCCCTTTACGGATTTACTCTAGCCTGTGTTGAGGCAATCTAATGAGCCGCACCCTATCCTCTGAAATGCAAGCGGTCGCAACCGCTGAATTAGTACGCCCGATCTATTTGATAGATATGGAGTTTACATCTGGCAGCGTTTTCTTTTGGTCAGGTGTTGGCAATCTAACCTTCAATAGCAATTCCTATATCGGTGCGGGTGACTTACTTAGCATCGGTACAGTAAGCGAGACAGCCGAACTGCAAGCCAATGGCGCAACTGTCACCCTTACAGGGATTAAACAATCGCTGGTTACTATTGCCAGAGATGAACCCTACCAGGGTCGGCCACTTACTATTCGCCTGGGCGCACTAGATGACAGCGGTGATCTTATTTCATCGCCTGTAATTATCTTTAGCGGCTTTATGGATGTAATGACCATCAGCGATAGCGGTGAGACATCGACCATATCTATAAGCATAGAAAATAAACTAATCGCATTTGAAAGGGCTTTTGTCAGACGCTACACCAGCGAAGATCAAAAGATCGAACACCCTTCCGATAAGGGCTTTGAGTTTGTAACCAAGATTCAAGAGAAAGAAATAATCTGGGGCAGACCAACCCCAGCATCATCGGGTAGTTACTCAGGAGGCAGGACTGACCCAAGGATAGGCAGATGATAACAATCCAGCATGAAAGTCTGGTCAATGTTAAAGAAGATATAAAGCCGCTATTGGAAGAACACTGGCGGCTTGTTGCGTTAAATCAGGGCAAGATAAAACTAAACCCTAACTGGAAAGAATACGCAAAGTTAGACGCAGCAGGGATATTGAACATATTTACTGCGCGTGATGATGGTGAGTTAGTTGGTTATTTTGTTTTAGTAATTAATAAGAGCATCCATTATCAAGATCACTACTTTGCTGTAAATGATGTTGTCTTTGTATTGCCCGATAGCAGGGCTGGTGCAACTGGTTATAAATTGATCAAGTTCGCAGAAGATTACTGTCGTGATATTGGTGTATCATTGGTAATGATTAATACGAAGGTTCACATACCTTTTGACAAACTAATGATAGGAATGGGCTTTGATTTAATAGAGCGCGTTTATTCTAAATTTTTAGGAAAGTAAAATGGCAGTTTCAGCAATAGCAGGATTAGCATCAGCGGTAGGCGGTGGTCTAGCGACAGGGTTTGCGCTAGGTTCTTTTGCAACTGCCTTTGCTATTGGTGCTGGTCTTTCTGTCGTATCTCGCGCATTGATGCCAAAGCCATCTATGGGAACGTCAATGCAGGGCAACTCTGTAACTGTCAGAGAACCTGCTGTATCCAGAAAACTAATCTATGGTCGCGCTAGAGTTGGCGGGGCAATGGTTTACCTTGATTCGACTGGGACTGATAACGAGTTTCTGCATCTGGTGGTTGCTGTTGCGGGTCATGCGATTGATGGCTTTGAAGAGGTCTGGTTTAACGACACAAAAGTCTGGGATGGCAGCTTCCAAGGCAACTGGGGGTCTTATGTTTATTTAGGATTCCATGATGGAACACAAACAACTGCTGACAGCACCCTAGTATCTGCATCTAGCGGCTGGACTAACGACCATAAATTATTGGACACAGCCTATATCTATGTGCGCCTAAAATACGATACAGATCAATTTGCACAAGGATTACCGAACATATCTACAGTGGTCAGGGGGAAGAAGGTTTATAACCCTGTCACAGCCACTACAGCATGGTCACAGAACCCTGCTCTCTGCGTTTTCGACTATCTGAAAGATACAAAGTATGGCCTGTCAGAATCGGCCTCTAACGTCAATACAACGGCTTTAATAGCGGCTCAGAGTTTATGTGATGAGACTGTCAACCTATCGCCTAGCGGAAATCAAAAGCGTTATGTTCTGGATGGCGTGGTGGATACTGCTAACAGCCGCAAAGATAATATCGAAGCCATGTTGTCTAGTATGGGCGGCAAGCTGATTTACTCAGGCGGTGAGTATTTTATTGTAGGTGCTGACTATGTAACCCCGACAGTTACAGTTGATGAATCTGTACTGGTTGGCGGTCTATCGGTTAAGACCAAGCAGAGCCGCAGAAGCCTTTACAATGGCGTTAAAGGCGTTTATCTAGCAGAGGAAGAAAACTATACCCTTGCAGATTACCCATCGCTAACCAGCAGCACCTACAGCACAGAAGATGGCGACCCTATCTACTTAGATATGCCCCTGCCCTTTACGACCAACAATGTAAGGGCGCAGCGCATTGCCAAGATAGCTTTGCTCCAGTCAAGGCAGCAAACGCAGATAACAATTCCCTGCAACCTGGCGGCATTAAAGTTTAAAGCGGGTGACAATATCAAGGTCACTAACGCCAAGATGGGCTGGACTGAGAAAGTGTTTGAGGTTACTGGCTACCAGTTAGATATATCTTCTGATGGCGCGATAATTGTAAGCGTAGACGCAATAGAAACAGCCTCTGCAATTTTCGATTGGGCGACATCCGATCAGCAGGACTTTACAACTGGCGGTGAGATTGATTTGTATGATGGCTTTACTACCCAGCCGCCTACTAATCTGGTTGCCACATCGACTACAGTTGTTGCCTCAGATGGAACCCTGCTGCCTTCCCTTAGATTAACGTGGACTGATTCCACTGATGTATTTGTCACCCAGTACGAGGTGCAGTTTCAGCGCGGTTCGGCTACTGTTGATTATGGCGAGATAGCAGACGCATACACTAGCAACACCGACCAGGGGCTAATCACTAACGCTGCATCTATTACCCTAGATTACGGCTCGATTGATGACCCTGTGCAGACTGATGAGCCTAACTACAATTCTGTATTTGTTACGACTAACCAGTATGTAATGACAGGGGTTGTGCCTTCTGCGAATTACAATATTCGCGTTAGAGCAATAAATAATCTAGGTGTTAAGAGTAACTTTGTCACCCTATCTGGAACTGTAGAGGGGGATACTGACCCCTGCGGCATACCTGACAGCCTGACCGCTGTTGGCTCTTTGCGCGAAATAACCCTGTCGTGGATTATCCCTACAGAGCCTGATTATTCGCATGTCGAGGTCTGGGAAAACATCGTAAACAACTCAGCCACTGCCACAAAGATAGCAATCTCTGGCGGTGACAACTTTACGCGCACAGGTCTTGGCTACAATGTTTTAAAGTATTACTGGGTTAAGTCTGTCGATTACTCTGGGAACGTATCTGGCTTTTCATCTGTGGCTAGTGCGACTACTTTGTTTGTTGATACAGATAGCTTTAGCCAAGCAGTAAATGATTTGTTCTCAGAGGCTGGGGCGTATGGTATCGAGCCTGTTTCTTCATTACCTGCAAGCGGTGACTTTAACGGCCAGATTAAATACCTGACCACCACCAACAAACTGTACCGCTGGGATTCATCTACATCGGCTTGGACAGATGACATCTTTTCAATTACATCTGGTTCGGTAGATGCTGCATCATTTGCATCAGGCATCGAGCCGATCAGCATTGTATCTAGTCTGCCAAACCCATCAGGCTACACTGGGCCGCAGTTAGTATTTTTGACAACTGATTACAAATTGTACCGATACAACGGCACTGCCTTTGTGTCTAGTATTGCTGCTGGTGACATCTCAGGCACTATCGGGTCGGATGTATTCCCTAACAACCTTAGACCTGTTGAGATTGTTTCTACATTACCAACCACAGGTAACTTCCAAGGTCGCCAAGTATTCCTGACCACTGATAATAAACTGTATCGGTACAACGGAACGTCATTTATAGCAAGCGTGGCAACTACTGACCTGCAAGGCCAGATCACTAGCACCCAGATTGGTGACAACTCAATATCGACCGCAAAGATTCAAGCAGATGCGATTACGGCTAATACAATAGCGACTGGCGCAGTTACTGCTGATGCCATTACTGCGGGTTCTATAGGTGCTGCGGCTATTGCTGCCGATGCCATAACATCCGATAAGATTGCGGCCAATGCTGTGACGGCTGGTGCTATCCAAGCGGGTGCGGTTAGCACTGATGCTTTAGCTGCTAACGTCATAACGTCAGATAAGATTGCAGCAGGGGCTATCCAGACATCAGACCTTGCAGCCAACTCTATTACTGGTGGGCTTATTGCCGCATCGGGTGTAATCACTAGCGCAGCGCAGATCAATGATGCGGTTATTACTGCGGCCAAGATTGATAACCTTGCAGTTACTCAAGGTAAGATTGCTAACCTTGCCGTTGACACGCTAAAAATAGCAAACCAAGCAGTAAATGTAATTCGCACTACGTCAGCAACTACAAGCATAATATTAAATCACAATGCTTGGACAAGTGTAGGCAGTATTTCATTCACACCAGCATCTGTTAATGGTGTAGCGCAGCCGATAAGCATAAAAGGGTTTTTTGCCTACAATGGAACAGTAAGCGGCCAACTTTACGCTGGTGAGTTGTATGTAAGAATTAGAAGAGGTGGCACTACTTTGATTTCTTTCCAAGCTGGGCAGTTCCTAATAGGTATTCTTGGAGGGATACTTTTAACTGATGGTGCTGATGTTGGCAGTGTTACGCCAATCGCTCTAGATTCTTTGACAACAGTATCGGCAAGGACATACAGCATAGATGCAAAATATGTTAGTCAATCGTCAACTTCAAGCCATAAGTGGCAAGTTGTGTCGGGGGCTTTGATGGAGTGCGTTGAGGTAAAACGATGAAAACATATGCAATTTATGACTCTACTGGTGTAGTTGTAAAGCAGGTTCAGTGCCCTGATGGAGAACTTGATAATTATTTACACGATGATTTGAGTGCTATTGAGACAAACGAAAGCCCTTTCAACAAAAAAGTTGAGAATGGCGTTTTATGTGAAATGGAGGCTGTGGAAGAACCGCCTGCTGCGCCCCTTATAGAATCTTTGAGCATAACTGATCAGAGAAACGCAAAGCTGCACGAATCAGACTGGACACAGTTTGCAGACAGCCCTTTAAGCGATACCAAAAAGGCAGAATGGGCAACCTATAGACAAGCACTCAGGGACTTGCCGCAACAATACCCTGACGCAATTACAAATGATGATATAATTTGGCCGACTAAGCCGAGGTAACGAAATGACTACAGCAGTACAAAGACGCAGAGGCACTAACACCGAACACGCATCCTTTACAGGGTTAGAGGGTGAGATTAGTGTAAACACTACCAACGAGTCGGTGCATGTTCACGATGGCTCAACTGCTGGCGGCTTTGAGTTGATGCGGGCAGATGGTGCAAATTCTACTGTGACACTAGGTGACATATCTGGCGTTACTGCTGGCACTGGTTTATCTGGTGGCGGCACAACTGGAACAGTCACTTTAGGTATTGATGGCACAGTTGCTACCCTGGCAGGTACTCAGACCTTTACCAATAAGACCCTGACCAGCCCGATACTAAACACCCCCACCATAGGCACATCGTTTACTATTGGCGGTGCGACTATTACAGAAACAGAGTTAGAAATACTCGATGGCGCGACTGTAACCACTACAGAGTTAAATTATGTCGATGGCGTGACTAGTTCCATCCAGACACAAATTGATGCAAAGGCTCCGTTAGCATCGCCTAGCTTTACTGGGAACGTCTCTGTCGGTGGTACTGTTGATGGCCGTGATCTTGCTGCTGATGGCACTAAACTAGATGGCATCGAGGCCAGTGCAGACGTTACAGACACAACAAACGTCACAGCCGCTGGTGCGCTAATGGACAGCGAGTTGACTAGCGAAGCATCTGTCAAGGCATTAGATCAAGGCGTAGCCACGACTGACAGCCCTGCCTTTGCTGGCCTTACTGTAGACACAACTACTCTAGCAGTTGACTCAACAAACAATCGTGTGGGCATAGGAACTGCATCGCCTAGTGCTAAACTTGATAGCCAAGAAACGTATGATACTGTTACAAACATTTTAACTAACGGAACTTATGCTGCAAATTTTGGAGGAGAGACAGGAACTGGAGCGGCAGGACGCTCGCAAGGAATTATGATTTCAGGTAGAAGCGGCACATCTCGTGGCGCAGCTATACTTGCTGAAAATCAAAACTCTGGTAACGCACATGACTTATTATTTGCCACAAGCAGTACCGCAGCAGCACCAGCAGAACGAATGCGCATAGACTCCTCTGGACAAGTAGGCATAGGGACTACATCGCCTACTAGAGAACTTGAAGTTACTGGTTCGGGTAATGTTTATATAAAAGCAACAGCGGTAGGTGCAAACGACAGTGCTGGTCTTGAATTAGACAATGCAGGTGTAGTTTGGTTGATCCAAAACGATGACACTTCCAGCGATGCCCTGACATTTGATAGAGCAGGTGTGGAAGCCATGCGCATAGACTCCTCTGGCAACGTGGGCATTGGTACTACAACAGTAGGTCAGTTTGCGTCCATAGATCTTGGTTTAACAGTTGACAGTGGTAATGTTTACTCTGGTATTGCTATGACTGATGGTGCAACTACGTCAACGCTTGCTCAGGGTTATAGCACTACATATCTGTACAACCAAGCAAACGGCGCTATGCTGTTTGGTACTGCCAACACAGAACGTATGCGTTTAGACGGCTCTGGGAATATTGGCCTACGAGCCACTTCAAACGTAGTAAGTTCAACCTCAGGCTCTGGCGCTTGGGTCAGTACTGGTAATTATGTAGCTATTGCTAGAGAAGGTACATCATCTGCACACCCTGCCTTGTATTTAAATCAGACAGGAGTTAATGGGCAGGTACTTCAATTTAGAAAAGATGGCACATCTGTAGGGTCTATATCAACAAACGGAAGTTCCCTGCCATCCGACAGAAACTTTAAAAGAAACATCGAACCCCTTGATTTAGGTTTAGACTTTGTTGCATCTTTGAATCCTGTGACTTACAACTATAAACTTGACGAGGAAGGCCAACCAGTTATGACTGGCCTAATCGCGCAAGAAGTTGAAGAATCGCTTACTGCCGCAGGTGTAGAAAAGAACAGCATGACGCTGCTACAGCATACTCCAACTGATGATGTGAAAGAGTCAGACTATCAAATGGATTATCTCAAGCTGGTTCCAATATTGATTAATTCTATCAAAGAGCAGCAAACCCTAATTGAATCACTAACAGACCGCATAGCGGCACTAGAGGCATAAGTCATGGCAGTAACGTGGACAATCTCAACACTAGAACGCAACACTGATGATGGTGTTGTTGTAGCACACTGGCAAGCCTCAGGCGTTGATGGCGAACACTCAGGCAGCAGCTATGGCGCTTGCAGCTTTACCCCTGACGCTGATGCTGATGGCTACACAGCCTACGCTGACATCACAGAGACTCAGGTTATCGAGTGGGTAAAGGCTGGCGTTGATGCTGACGCTGTAGAGGCAAGCATTGCAGCACAGATTGCAGACAGCAAAGCACCAGCGATTACTGCTGGAGTGCCTTGGTAATGATCGACCCGATCACAGCAATGTCGGTAGCCGTCAATGCGTTTGGTACTATCAAGCGTATGGTTGCTGCTGGCAAAGAAGTAGAGGATACCCTGTCACAGATTGGGCGATTCTATGGTGCTGTGTCTGACCTGTCAGAGCATAGGCGACGGGCTGATAACCCTCCCCTGTTTAAGAAGATCATTGCCGCCAAGTCTGTCAATGAAGAGGCGATGGAGACATACGCTAGGACTAAGCGTACTCAGCAGATGGAACGTGAATTGAGGGAACTGTTGATGTATCAGTATGGCAAGGATGGCTATCAGGAACTCGTTGATCTCCGCAGGTCTATTGCTGCCCAGAGAGAGAAAACCATTTACCTGCAAGAACGAAAGCGCAAGGCGTTATTTTGGAATAGTATCCAGATCACTGGGATAGCAGTTTTAGGCTATGCTATCTATCTGGTCATTAGTTTTATTTTGAGGCAGTAATATGTACCAGTTTGATGAAGATATGCCAACCCCAAACTTTTTGCACGATGTGGCAAAAGGCAATATTTGGGATTCTAGAGCATTAAATATATTTGGCTTCAACCGCACTGTCGGCACTGCCTTTGAAACTCTCTGGGATGATGGCGGCAACTATGTCTACCCTTCCTCTGCTGTTGTTATGGATGTCGTGTCAACATCTGCATCCGATACGATGGATGTTAAGATCAATGGCCTTGATTCCAATTATGCAGAGATCAGTGAGACTGTCACCCTGACAGGCACATCGGCTGTTCAAACTACTGCGTCTTTCCTGCGGATTAACTCTGCAATTATTCTAGCTGGCTCTAATGTTGGCGATATATCTATCTCAAATGGTGGGGCTAATTACGCCTTTATCGGTGCAACGATTGGCACTACTCAGAGCAGCGTTTACACTGTCCCCGCAGGTCACTCGATCTACCTGTTTAGAATTGATGTGACATCTGGCACAAATAACGGCAACAAATACCTGACGTTTAGAAACGTAGTTAAAACTAGCACTGGGAGAACATTGAGAGTTGCAGAAGCGACATTTGCCACATCGCAGGTCAGCTTTGATCGCCAGGTGCCGTTTAAGATCACAGAGAAATCAGATTTTCATTTTGAGGCAAAAAGCAGCAGCTCCGAAAACGAAGTCTCAATCTTTATCGAAGCAATATTAGTCAAGGATTCATAATGGCAACTGTAAAGGAAGCATTGATCCGCTTAGAAGGGCACGAGAAGGAATGCGCTATCAGATACGCTAATATTGAGAAGCGGTTGGATGATGGCTCTGAGCGATTCAAGAAAAGCGAAATGATGCTGTGGGGCATTTACCCCCTGATAATCGGTTTATTCTTAATTGAGAAAGGTATCTTATGAGTTTACTGGCAACCCTGGCACAGCCTATATCTGGTCTTTTAGATAAGTTTATCGAGGATAAAGATCAAAAGAATGCTTTGGCGCATGAAATTGCGACAATGGCAGAAAAACAGGCGCATGAAAGTGTTATGGGGCAGCTAGAGGTCAACAAGGCAGAAGCTGCCCACAAGAGTTTATTTGTCGCAGGATGGCGGCCAGCAATCGGCTGGGTCTGCGTACTGGGCATGGCGGGTAACTTTATCACCATTCCAATCACCAATATGATTTTAGAACTGGTCGGCTCCGATGTCAGTGTCCCCTTAATCCCTACTGGCGAGATGATGCCTGTTCTGATGGGTATGCTCGGACTTGGAGCGATGAGATCGGTGGAAAAGGTTAAAGGCGTACAGAGGGACAAATAATGGCTAAAGCAACCAAAAAGAAAGACGACAAACCTAATTACTTTAAGCCCAAGGAACTGGCTTGCAAGCATACTGGTGAGCATGGGTTCGACCTGGGGTTCCTAGCTACCCTAAATGCTATCCGACATGAGTGCGGCTTTAGCTTTGCCCTGTCATCTGCCTACAGAAGCCCACAACACCCCATAGAAGTGCGTAAAGAGGTGCCAGGGGCGCATACAACTGGCAAGGCGGTTGATATACTAGCCAACGGAGAAAAGGCGTTAGAGATCATTAAAGTGGCTCAGAAGCATGGTATTAAGCGAATCGGCATACAGCAGAAGGGTGGCGGCAGATTTATCCACCTAGATGCCTGTACTGAGGATGATGGGTTCCCCTGCCCTGCTATCTGGTCATACTAGGTTCCACATAGAACATGCCCTGCTAAGTGCGGGGCTTTTTTTTGCCTGTTGGTTTACAAAACAGTTTACTTTATGGTTTAGATAGGCCACAATGTGCATTCATTCAATAAAACAAGGTAATAAATTATGTCAGATTACAACGGCTGGACTAACAGAAACACTTGGTTGATAAATTTGCACTTTGGTGAATTGCTAAATGGATATACTGAGGATGGAATTGAAGTTACTGCTGACTTTATTAAAGAAATATGGTTAGACCATTTTGAGCTAGAAACAAAACATCTCGACGCAGTTGTTATGGATTTTCTTGACTTTGACGGCATCAACTGGGAAGAAATAGCTGAACATTATAAGGGGGAATAAAATGAACGATATTAATGATCTTAACGATCTGGAGCGCGGTGAGTACGACTGCGTTTTAGGTTATTCTGCCCTAGAGGGGCAATCAGACGCTTACTATGTTGGATATGGTGAGCAGTACGCCAAAGAAATGACTGTAGGAGGTCAAAATGAGTTTATCTAAAGAAGTCTGGCAGACTTTATCTGCCATCGATGTATCTCAGCATATTGAGAAAAAAGGCAACCTATCATATCTGTCGTGGGCTTGGGCTTACGGCACTATGATGGAGCATTACCCAGACCTACATTATTCCTTTGAGGAGGATAAATGCCAAGATACTGGCACTGTTGAAATTAGTTGCGTGGTACATATTCACACTGGCACAGAGCGCGAACAGATGATGATGCGCCATATGTGGCTACCTGTCATGGACCATAGAAACAAGGCAATAGCCAACCCTGACAAATTTGCTATTAACTCTAGCAAAATGCGCTGTTTGGTTAAATGCTTTGCAATGTTTGGCCTTGGTCACTACATATATGCTGGCGAAGATATTAACCCTGTCGTTGCAAATGCTGTTATTACTGGTGATCAAGCAAAGGAGCTTAAGGCAATGATTGACGAGACTGGTGCTGACAGAGAGAAATTCTGCAAGTGGATGAAGGTGCGTTCTGTTGACCAGATTCTAGCGGTGCACTTTGATCGCGCTGTTGCCGCACTAGAGGCCAAGAAGTGATTATCCTTGAACATGAGCAGGGTTCACCAGAATGGCTTGCTGCACGACTGGGCAAGCCATCCGCTAGTATGTTTTCCAAGCTAATTACGCTTACTGGGAAGCCATCTACTTCTGCTGATGGGTATGTCAATGAATTAATCGCGGAACGCCTTACAGGGCAATCTGAGCCGTTTCATGTTACCGAATGGATGGAGCGCGGCACAGCGTTAGAGCCAGAAGCTAGGGAGGCATACGAGTTTATATCTGGCAATGATGTAATCGAGACTGGCTTTATTCTCGACACTAGCTTTGAGTTTGGCTGTTCGCCTGATGGCTTGATACTGGAGCAGGGGGGGCTAGAGATAAAATGCCCAGCCCCTAAAACGATGGTTAGCTATCTTAGAGACCCCCAGGTTGGGGTCAAGAAATACTGGCAACAAATCCAAGGTTGTATGTGGATAACCAAACGTGATTGGTGGGACTTCTTTGCCTATCACCCAGAAATGCCTCACGTTCTAGTGAG